TGGATGAGGGCTGGACTTCCCTAACGGCTAACCTTGGGTCTAACCTGTCGACAGCTGTGTCGGATGCCCAGGGCAAGGCCGGCGAGATTCTGAGCGCCATCCATGACAAGGCCGGCGAGATCGGAGCAGCTCTGGATGAGGGCTGGGACCAGCTGGTATCTGGCGCAGACGCTATCAGCGGGATAGACGCACCTGTCGAGGAAGCCATGAGCGCCATCACTGGCGCTATTTCGGGGGCCGCCTCAAGTGACCTGTGGAATGGATTCTCCGAGTTGGCGTCTAGCGCAGCCACCACCGTCATCGGTGCGTGGGAAAGTGCCAAGAGTTTCTTTGGTGGCATTTGGGATTGGTTCACCGGCGTCGAAGAAGCGCCGGAGACTTTTGAGCAGATGGGCTCAGCGGCCGAGACGGCCGCAAGCCAGGTGAGCGGCACAGGAACAAGCTACGCCGAGGCCATTGGCCCCATGCAGCAGTTTGCTGAGGTGTCGCCAACGATGTCGGAAGCTATGGCTACGGCGTCGTCGGATATCGCCTCCTCTGCTGCCGAGATACAAGCAGCCATAACTGACAATTTTGGGTCTGCGAGAAGCTTTGCAGAGACGGAGTGGCCGGCGATCGCCCAGGCGGCCCAGACGGCCCTCAGCCAGTGCGCCACCAGCACGGCGTCGAGCCTCACGATGATCGTCAATCTATTTACGGCATCGTTTGCGACGATCAACGCCACCGTGTCCTCGAGCATGGCCACGATGACATCCACGGTCACGTCGCAGTCGGCGGCTATGCTGTCGGCCTTCTCAAACATGATGTCGGGCATTGCATCGGCGACGGCGTCCGGCTTCGCCTCTGTCGTGGCATCGGCCGAGGCGGGCATGTCACAGCTTTACAACACCTGCATGAGCTGGGCACAACAGACGGTGTCTGCTATCCAGTCGGCTTTTGCCAGCATGGTCATCACGATCCCGGCCCCCAAGCTGCCGGTCATCAATGTGGGGACTAATACGGTGGCCGTCGGCGGCAGCTCCGTAAGTGTGCCCACGTTCTCAGTGAGCTGGAACGCGCTTGGCGGTATTTTTGAAGATCCTACTATCTTCAACACGCCGGCCGGGCTCCAGGGCGTGGGCGAAGCTGGCCCCGAGGCCATCCTTCCCCTAGATACGCTCTGGACGCAGATGCGGGACATCCTTTCAGACATCCTCAGCAACCAGGGCGGCCAGGACGTAGCGGACAGCTTGCTCAGCAAGCTGTCCTCCATCGGTGCCGGGACCGGGCAGGGAGCTGCCGGGGATCTGGCCTTCGCTGGCGGTGGTGGCATGACCGTCACCTATGCGCCGGTGTACAACCTTAACGGCTCAGCTGGTGCGGCGGATATTTCCCAGGCCGCAGAGATGAGCCAAGAAAGGTTTGGCCAGATGATGAGCCAGTGGCAAAAGCAGAACAAAAGGAGGGGATTCTGAAGATGGCAGCGCATTACACGACCATCCAGGGAGACACGTGGGACGTTATCGCCCTGCGGGTGTACGGCAGCGAGTCAGCGGCCGATTATCTCATGAAGAATAACCTCCCCTACCTCGATACATTCATTTTCAGCGCCGGCGCGGTCTTGGACACCCCGGACCCGCCGGTCCAGGAGGACACGGCCCTGCCGTCATGGAGGACGGCAGGCTCTACCCTGATCTCAGGAGGTGACCCGTACGATTGAGGCCGAGGAAGGCATATGTAAAGATCAAGTACCGTGGGAGCGGGGACAGCAAGGTCATCTCGGACCGGGTCAGTGAGTTTACTTATTCAGATGCCGCCACCGGCGAGTCTGATGTGGTAGCCATCAAGATCCACAACGTCGACCAGGCCTTCCTGGAACAGATGCCGCAGCGCGGGGACAGCTTCGATGTTGAGATCCGGCTCTCGGACTGGGACAAAGAGAACGTCCTCAAGATCTTCGACTGCGGGCGCTTTTGCGTGGACGACCAGGACTTTTCCGGGTGGCCGCTGGTGGCGAACATCGGCGGGACATCCCTCCCGGAAAAGCGGGCCTTCCACGCGACGGACAGGACCTGCACATGGGAAGCAACGAGCATCAGCGAGATAGCCTCCGAGATATGCAGCCGGTACGGCCTATCCCTTCAGTATGAGGGGCCGGACTGCTATATAGACAATGTGGAGCAGACAGAGGAGACGGATTGCGGCTTTTTAAAAAAGCTCTGCGAAGACTATGGCCTTAATATCAAGGTGTACCGTGGGAGCGTCATCATCTATGATGCCGTCCTGTATGAGGCAAAGCCTGCTGCCCGAAAGATCAAGCTCACCGATTTTCTAGACTGGTCATACAGCGGCACCATGACCGAGATATACACCGGGGCCACGATCCAGTACTCCAACAGCCAGCAGGAGGAGGAGTACGAAGTCGAGATAGGCGGCGGCGGGCGGATGCTCAACATCTCCGAGAAGGTCGACAACCTCGAGGCCGCCATCATAAAGGCCCGGGCCAAGGTCAACAAGGCGAACCGGGGCGAGGAGACTTTCTCCGGGACGCTCCCCGGGGACCCTATGCTCTGTGCCGGCATGAATTTCGAGCTGACCGGCGTTCCGGGCATAGGGGGGAAATACTTCATCGATAAAATAAGCCACTCGATAACGGCCGAGAATGCTTACAAGATGAGCATAACGGCCCACAAGGTACAGGAGGCGGTGTAGGGATGGCAGACAGACCGATCAGAGTAGGCCAGGTTTCCGCCGTGGACTATGAAAAAGGCATGATCAGGGTAGTCTTTAATGACATGGACTCGGCGGTTAGCACCTGGCTGCCGTATGCCACGCTAGGAAGCGAGTACCACATGCCGGAGGTGGAGGACTATGTCCTATCCCTGCACATGACCAACGGGCAGGAGGCCGGCCTGGTGCTCGGCACCTATTGGAATCAGAAGCACACGCCTCCATCGTATGGCCCAGACCTGTTCCGGAAAGACTTTTCCAACGGGATCGGGTCCGCATACATGGAACGCAACCCGGACCCGGAGGTGCTCCTGACCAAGCTGATCATTGATACAGCCTTTCAGGTTCTGGTGGGCAAGGCCATAACCGTCCAGACCCAACAGCCCATGACGCTGAAAGGGTCCGAGATCACGCTCACATGCAACGCCGGCTCCGCCACCGTGTCGGAGATCATCCAGCATATTCGGAGCCACTGAAAGGAGGCTAGTCTATGGCGACCATAGGAAGCTTCGGGCCTGTCGTTTTCTCGGTCAGCAGCGACAAGGTCTTTACTTTCAGCAATGGGACCTTTTCCAGGGCCGAGCGGTGGGGAGACATCCCACGGATAGGCAAAACGCCGAAGCTGCAGTTCCTCGGCCCTGACAGCGCCGAGGTGTCCATGGACATCACGCTGGACGCCACGCTTGGCGTCCAGCCCTGGAAGACGCACAGGAAGATCATGATCATGGCCAATAAGGGCACGCCCAATTATCTTGTCATCGGCGGGAAGAAGATCGGGCGTTCCCATGCCAAGTTTGTGATCTCAAAGGTCTCGACAGCGTGGGGCATCGTCATGAACAACGGCGGCATCCTCCGGATGACGATGAGCGTAACCTTCAAAGAGTACTTTTGACAGGCAAGGGAGGTGGAAGAAATGACGTCAGAGATCACGCTGATAGGATTCGACCGGACCAGCTCCACGGTGGTTTCGGAGATCCGGCGGAACCTGCGGGCGCTCCTTGCCACTCCCGCCGGGAGCTGCGGCGGGGACAGGTCCTATGGGATTTCCACGGCCTGCCTGGACCTCCCGCTGGAGGCAGCAAAGAACCTCCTTGCGGCGGAGATCATCGCAAAGACGGCCATCTATGAGCCACGGGTGGAGCTGACCAACCTGGACGCTACCGTGACCGACACGGGTATCATGTGCTACTGCGAGTTCTCCCCCGCCGATTATGACGAAGAAACATAGGAGGATGCTCATGGATGCATCAGCGTTAAAAATCATCAAAGAGCTTCCCGATATATCCTTTATTGGCGACGTGACCCTGGAAGACGTGCAGGAGCTTTTCTTTACAGCGTACCAAGACAAGTACAAGGAGGAGACGGGGGTCACGGTGTCGCTTGCCAGGGGTGACCCGATGAGGATAGCCCTGCTCTCGGCGGCTGGCATCTTTTACCAGGCCCTTCTCAAGATCGACATGGCCGGGAAGATGAACTATCTGAAGTACGCCTATGGGGAATACCTGGACAACCTGGCGGCCACCAGGAGCGGCGTGGTGCGCAAGGCGGCGACGCCTGCCACGGTGACCGTGCTCTGGTCGCTGGAGTCGGCGAGAACCAGCGCCACGGGCATTCCTGCCGGCACCAGGGTGACGGCGGACGGCGTCACCTACTTTGCCTCTTCAGAGTATGCCGAGATCCCGGTGGGCGATACGTCCATCTCCGTCGTGATGACCTGCACCACGGCAGGCGTGGTTGGGAACGGCTTCGCCCCCGGCGAGGTGGCCACCATCGTGGACCCGGTGCCCTTCATCGCATCGGCCAGGAACACGGACACCAGCTCCGGAGGAGCAGACACCGAGGACGATGAGTCCCTGGCTGTCCGGGCGTTCCTGGCCCCGTCCGGGTTCTCTGTGGCCGGCCCTGAGGAGGCCTATATATACCGGTGCCTGGAGTACAGCCCCGCCATCGCCGACGTGGCCGTGACAGGGCCGACCGGTTCTAACGGCGTGCCGGCCGGGACAGTAGATATTCGGGTTCTTATGGATGACGGGTCAGGCCCGGAGCAGAGCGTCATTGCCGGCCTGCTGGAGTATCTAACGGATGCCCCGGCCCGGCCGCTTACGGACCATGTGCAGGTATCGGGTCCCGATTTCGTGAGCTACAGCGTGGGCATCACCTACTATATAGCCAGCTCCAACAAGGCCACCGCCCCCGCTATCCAGGCGGCAGTGGAGACCGCCGTCGCCGAGTACGTTGCCTGGCAGTCCGGCAAGATCGGGCGGGACATCAACCCCGACCACCTCCTGGCGGCTGTCAAGAACGCCGGCGCAAAGCGTGCGGCCATCACCGCCCCGGCCTTCACGGCCCTGGATGACGTAGAGCTTGCGAAACTCTCCGGGACGCCGTCCATCATCTACGGAGGGATAGAGGATGATTAAGAGCCTTTATGATGCCCTCATCACGGACACGCTGGGCGGGCCGTACCTGGAAGACCCGGAGGTGGCCGCCTTCGCCTATGCCCTGCGGGCAGGCATCAGGCTGCTGCTCTCCTACGCCGAGAGGGTGACGACCTACTCGTATATAGACACCATGGCCGAGCCTTATCTCGACCTGCTGGCCGCAGAGCTCCGGACGCCATACTATGACGCTGGGTATGACATAACCGTCAAGCGCTCCCTGGTCCGGCAGACGCTCCGCTGGTATCAGATCACCGGCACCCGTGCGGCTGTTGAGGAGCTGGGGACCACCATCTTTGGCTATTGCAAGGTCGAGGAGTGGGATGAGTACCCCATCCAGGGATACCCCTACCATTTCAGGGTCATCACGCAGGCGCCGGCCAGCGCCGACAACGTGGCAGCATTCAATCAGATTCTGCGCCACGTCAAAGAAAGGAGCGTGAGCACATGCCACAGCCCTATAGGGATGCGGTCATCACCAACGCCGGCGCGGCACTCCTGGCCAGGATCGAGCAGAGCACCGCAGCCCTGGAGATCACCAAGATCGTAGTGGGCAACGGTACTTACTCGGCCGCCGAGAAGGAACCTGCTGCCCTCCGGGCCAGGACTGCCCTGAAGGCCGCCAAGAACACGTATACGCCCAGCAGCGTCGTGGTATCTGATGCGACCAGCATCAAGGTGACCACCCTGATCTCTAACGTCAACCCCGTGACCGGCGAAGCCCTGGTCACCAGCGGATACTACATGAACGAGATCGGCGTCTACTGCAAGGAATACGGCGGCGCATCGTCTACCGAGTGTCTGTACTGCATCGCCGTGACCGGCGGCGGCACCGGCGACTATATGCCCGCCTATTCCGGCGGCGGGGCCGCCCAGATCACGCAGGACATTTACCTGACCGTGGGAAATGCGGCCACGACGTACGTCAACATTGCCGGCGCTGCTTTTCTCGCTTCAGACGCCGCCGCCCTGATCGCCAGGGTCGCCGACCTGGAGCAGTTTCACGAAGACTTAGGTCTGTCCGTGGTGAGCGGCAAGCTCTGCGTAACTTACAACGAGGATGAATCCTAACCTGAAAGGAGTTGATCATATGAGCCTTATCACCTCTCCTATCATGCTCGACGCTACTGGCCAGCAGATCGCCGAGGCGCTCCATCGCCAGAACCTGCTCCTCGACGTCATCGCCAAGACCGGCATCGAGCATACCGAAAACCTGGATGAGATCCATGAGATCGTCCGCAGCGGCAAGGCTAAGGATGTCTTCACCGTCGGCGACCAGATCATCGTCCCGTGGACGGATGTCGCCACCGGCAGGGAGTACTCCATGCCCTTCGACATCGTCCACATTCCGGACACCGTGACCCTGGCCGACGGGGACGAGGTGCCCGGAATGTATCTCCAGATGCACTATGCCCTTCCCTTCGGCGTGCAGTTCTCCGCCCCGCAGGCCATGCAGTTCTACGAGAACGGCCTCACCGCTGGCACCTATTACTTTGTCGTGGGCGCCGCCTACGGGTCTGAAGTGGCCGAGGGGGATAAGTTCCACTTTACCTTGACTCACAACATTCCCGCCGGCGGACAGCTGGCCGCGTCGATGCGTTCCGATCAGGCGGTGTCCGGATGGACTGCCAGCACCTACGCAAGCCCGGACGCTACGGCCGCCATTGAGACCGTGGCCATCGAGAGCGGCGAGGGCGGCGGCACCCTCATCGGGACCCTGCTGCCGTCCAACAGCGACGCGCTGAGCCTGTCGCGTATCGGTTTCGGTAACAACCGCTGGAAGTATTCGGCGATGAGGCAGTTCCTCAACAGTGCCGGCGGCGTCGGCTCCTGGTGGACGCCGCAGCACAACTTTGACCGACCGCCGGCTGAAGCGCTCACCAAGGCCGGACTGCTTTCCGGCTTTGCCGATGAGTTCCTGTCCATCCTGAAGCCGACCAAGGTCGACACCGCCCTGAATACTGTCTGTGATGGCGGCGGCACGGATACGACCTATGACCTGTTCTTCCTGCCGTCCCTGCAGCAGATGCACTGGGTGCCGCAGGCCGCCGACGTGGAGGGCGAGACCTTCGACTACTGGAAGGAAGCGTCCCTTTCTGCCGACCCGCTCCCGACCGGCTCCAGCAACGTCTTCCCGCATATGAGGACGTTTGCCCTGGAGAACCACAACTCTGCGCAGTACGTCCGGCTGAGGAGTGCGTATCGTGGGACCTCGTACTACGTGTGGAGTGTGACCTCGACCGGGTACGCCACCGGCAACTACGCGCTCAACGCGCTTCGGCCGGCCGCCGTCTGTGCCATCTGTTAATCATCGATAACCATCCCGGGCACCCACGGATGCCCGGGAGCGTATGCAAAGGAGCGCCGATAAATGTCTGTACCTGAAAGCAAGCGCACGCCAAAACCAGTATTCCAGGCCGCCCTGAAGGCCAGGGAGCTGGCCAAGTACACGCTCAGCATCTGCACGAACCCTAAGAACTTCTCCCCTCAATACCAGTACGCCTTGACGGATGCCATCATCCGGACGGCGATCATGGTGCATATCTGCGTACACCAGGCTAACAATATCCGGGTGGAGCAGGGCAAAATCGGATGGGAAGACAGGGCAATGAACCGGCACCAGCTCCAGGAGCGGGCGGCGGCATCGTGCAACGCCCTGCTTGCCTATATCGACCTGGCTAAGCCCGTGTATCACCTGAGCAGCAAGCGGGTGCGCTACTGGGCGAAGCTCACGATCGAAGCAAGGGAGCTGATCCAGGGCTGGAAGGACGCAGACAGCCAGCGCTTCAAAGTCACCAGCTGATGATCCGGGATGTAGGCTATAGCGCAGAACGTCCGGCTGAGGAGTGCGAATCGTGGGAACTCGAACAACGTGTGGAATGTGAACTCGACCGGGTACGCCAACAACAACAACGCACTCAACGCGAATCGGCCGGCCGCCGACCGAGTTATCCATGGTCAGCCCATGCAACCGGCGCATAGCGCCGGCGGGCTGCAAAACAGATGGCTCGGGGAGCCGATTTCCCGGCCCTGCCAAAAAGGGCGAACAATACCCGGGCGACGCGGGCATCCTGCGGGATGGTCCCGCTATCAGCGCCCGGGAAAATAAGATAATCTTGGATGCTAGAAATCATTACGATATAGAGGACGTGATAGGGTTTGACGCCCTCTATGAATCCATGCAGCGATGCAAGCGTGGCGTGCTCTGGAAGTCGTCCGCTGCCAGCTACTGCCTGAACGCCCTGGAGCGGACGATACGCCTGGAGGAGGAACTGAAGGGCGGGACGTATAAGCCCAGGCCGCCGAAGCACTTCAAGGTCATGCACCCGAAGGAGCGGGACATCATCTCCATCCCGTTCAGGGACAGGGTTTATCAAAGGAGCCTCAACGATAACGTGATATACCCGGAGATCACGAAGAGCTTCATTCCGGATAACTTCGCCTGCCAGAAAGGCAAGGGGACGGATGCGGCGCGGGAGCGCCTGAAGCGTTTCCTCCAGAAAGCATACCGGAGATGGGGCACGTCCTTCTATGTGCTGCAGGTGGATATCAAGGGATACTATCCGACCATGCGGCACGACGTGGCGAAAGACCTCTTCAAAAGCAAGCTCCCGGAGGAGGTGTATGTCAGGGCCGCCAGGGTCCTGGACGGGCAGTATGCCGGCGAGGTGGGTTTCTCTCCTGGTTCCCAGATGGTCCAGATCTGCGGGATATCCGTCCTTGACAGGCTCGACCATCACATAAAGGAGCGCCTGCGGGTGATATACTATCTCAGGTATATGGACGACCTGATCCTGATCCACGAAGACCCGGCCTTTCTTCAGATGTGCCTGGAGCACATTCGGGCAGAACTGGAGAAGATAGGCTTTGAAGTGAGCGAGAAGAAGACTTCGGTTTACCCGGTCTCGAAGGGAATCCTGTTCCTGGGCTTCCGGTTCCGGCTGTCGGACACCGGCAAGGTCTATCTTCTGATCGACCCGAAGAACGTCAAGTCTGAAAGGAAGAAGCTGGCCAGGCTTGCGGGCAAGGCTAAGGCCGGAGAATTTACCAGGGCGAAGGTGGACGGATGCTATCAGGCATGGAAGGCCCACGCCTCAAAGGGGAGCACGTTCAAGCTGCTGCAGCGCATGGATGCATACTATAAAAGTTTATGGGAGGGATTGACATGAGCGCTTATAAGCCGATCAAGACTAGCGTAACCGAAGCCCGCAGGCTCGAGCAGGTAGAGGCCGACACGGCCAAGCTGCAGGCGGACCTGCTGTATGTCGCCATGATGGCAGATGTGGATCTGGAGGAGGTAGAGGACAATGAGTAAGATGTTCGGGATCATCAAGCACTATTACGATGCCGGCCTGTGGACGGAGCGGCAGGTGTGGAACGCTGTCCTGAAGGGTAAGATCACCGAGGAGGAGTACCACCTCATCGTGGACGGCGAGCCGGAGGCCGCCCAGGCAGAGCCGGAGGATGGCGGCACCGATGGCGGGGCCGGAGCTGACGGCGGCACGGAGGAGGATTGACGCTCCTTGAAGTGGTCGACCGGCAGACCGAGATCATCAAAGAGCTATGCGATATCGTAGATGAGCAGTTCCGTATGCTCTGCCTGCTGTGCCCGCCGGATGCTCCGGAAGCGCTGGCGCTCCTGGAGCGGATGGAGCGCACGGCAAAAGAAGCCAGGGCACTGGCGGGAGATTGACAAAAAGAGCGCCAGACGGGAAATGCCTCTGGCGCTCTTTTCAGGAAGGAGGCATCACTATGCGAGACTATGATGATGAGGAGGCGCTGTCGATTTGGACATTCCAGCAGCATTGTTAGCATTTATCGCCGTGGTCCCCAGCGCCGTGACGGGGTTCTGTTTCTGGCTCATCGAGAAGCGCATCGAGCGCCGGGCCGCCCGGGCCGATGAGGAACGGAGGAAGCGGCAGGCCGAGCAGGACAAGCGGGAGGCCGCCAGGCAGAAGAACGAGCTCCTGACCGCCCAGGCCATCGGGGCATCCCTGGCGCTCAGCGAGGCCACGGCCCGGGCCGTGCAGCGCATCCCGGACGCCCACTGCAACGGGGACATGAAAGAAGCCCTGGAGTACGCCAAGGAAGTGAAGCACGCCCAGAAGGATTTCCTGTTCGGCGAAGGGATGGCCAGCATATATAAAGGGGTGGTTGAGTCATGAGGAAGCTGATATCCCGTCTGAAGAAGCTGAAAGGTCTGGACGTGGCCCTTCTCCTGACCTTTGGCTTTTTTATCTGGTTCCACCTTCAGATGCTGGACCTATACCGCGCCTATGGCTCCATCCCCGAGTCTTACGCCGTGGCCGTGGTCGGTGCCACGATCGGGGAGGCGGGCATCTGCGGATGGATCCACAACGTAAAGGAACGGGAACGGCGTTCCCGGGATGAGGAGGACAATGGATAACGTCATTTATACACTATTATTGTTTGCGGCCACGCTGGCCGGCTATCTGATCAGGACGAAGCTGGAGCCGAGGGTCCGCTATCTCCTTAACGAGCTTGACCCGGAGACCCTGGATGGACTGAGCAAGTGGGCGCTGAAGCTTTGCCGAGCGGCGAAGAATCAGAGCCTAAGCTTATCTTCGGCATACGCCCGCCGGGAGTGGGTCCTGGACCAGCTGTCGAATCTATGCACACGTTTCGGCGTGAACCTGACAGACGAACAGAAGCGGGCGCTCCTGGAGGCCGCCTACGATGAGATGAGGGCAGAGGACGCCATCACGGCCGCCGGGCAGCCCGTAACAAAGGAGGCGGTGCAATGATCAGCAACTGCGGACACGATGAGAGCTGGGGATACACCGGCGGCAGGGCCGGGGACCAGACCGCCCAGGAATGGGAGGTAACGAACTGGTACAGCCGGCCCTGGAACTGCGTCCTCCGGCATCCGGATGCAAGGGTCAGAGCGCTGCACGCGTCCATGGCCAAGGCGGCCGCCCTGAATAATCATATCGGCTATGACCAGGGCCAGAGGGACACCTTCGGGGCGGCCCTGAAGGCGGCAGGCGACGACCCCGCCGCCATCCGGGTGGACTGTGAGACCGACTGCTCCATGGGGGTGATCGACATCACCAAGGCCATCGGGCGCAAGCTGGGGCTTTCTGCTCTTCAGAACATCGCGGCCACGTATACGGGCAACATGCGGGCGGCCTATCGGGCGGCAGGGTATACGGTGCTCACGGAGGCCAGGTATCTGACCAGCGCCGCCTATCTGCTGGCGGGAGATATCCTTCTTAACGACGTCCACCATGTGGCCACCAACCTGGACGACGGGAACCTGGCACGGCCGATGGCCACCAGCACGGTGGCCGCGCCGGCCACGATCTCCAAGGTAGAGAAGTATGTCGGCGTCATCTCTGGCGCTCCTGCTGCCGGCGCACCGGTCAGGACGTGGGCCGGGCCCGGATATCCCGCTTGCTCTTTCTCCCCGCTGCAGGACGGCCGGCAGGTGGGAGTATGCGCCGAGATCACCGGGACGGATAAAAAGAAATGGCTGTATATCCGGGTGACTAAAAACGGAGCGCCGCTTTATGGCTTTGTCAGCGCTGACTATGTAAAAGCCAGCGATAGCCAGCTGAAGGCCGGCAGCCGCGTGACCGTCACCGGTACGCTGTACGATATCGCCAACGGGTCCGGCCCGTCGGAGCATGTCCGCGGGGGATCCATGTATATCACGGAGGTTCTGGGCAGCTCCTACCGCTACCCCGTCGGCGTGGCTTACAAGAAGGGCGGCGAGCGCATCGGCTGGACGGCCAAGGCTAGCGTGACGCAGGCGTAAAAAATAGTTGGCGAAAGCAGATAGTTATCTTGATTGTTATCTGTTTTCGCCAATCCCGGAGAAGAAAAAACAAAGGCCTCGGAGGATATCCCCGAGGCCTTTTGTTGAATCAGGCTTTCTGCTCCGGTCCAAGCGCCGACAGGATCAGGCCGGCCACAATATCGGACCGCGTCCGGCCCGTTTTCTCGGCCTCCCTCCTGACAAGATCGGCGGCCGCTGCCGGGATAGAGTAGGTCACCGTCATAGCCTCCATGCTCTCATCGACGGGGCCAAAGATTTCCTCATACTCGTCACCGCTCAAGTTGTCCTCGGCCCATTCCTTGGCCTCCTCATAGGTCAAGGGGGAGATAGAGGCCCCTCCGCTCCAGGAGTTAAGCGCCACCTGCTTGCAGTACTTGGTGGCAGGTCCGCCCTCGCCGTAGAGGAAAAACTCCCCGGTGCGCTTTTTGTACAGGTACTCCTCCCAGTAGCCAAGATCGCCCGGCTCCGCACTGGAGCAAGACACCGCGACCCTTTGAGCCGTCTCCGTGTCATACCTTTTCCCTGCAATAATCTTCTTCATTTTTGTATACCCCTTTCTTAATTCTTTCTGGCGTAGCCTCGGCCGCCTTTTGCTGGCGGCTCCCTTGGCCTGACTATATGGTACAATACGTTTAAATATTTGTCAACACTTTATTTATACGTTTGCGTGGTAACTCTGGCGTCCACTTTGCGGGCGAGCGATCCGCCTAAGACGCAGGGCACAGGGCGGTAGCCATTGCCGCCCTGTGTGTGTTATACTGGATATGCAGGTAGTGGATCTTTAGTTCCTCCTAATAGGGTATGTGTGTTTCGTTCGCAACGCCCGGCCGAATCGGCCCGGGCGTTTTTTATTTAGCATTCCGCCAAGACGGCGGCCCGGAACGCCCAGGCGTCCGAAAACCAAGCCCTGGCCCCGTGGCCAAAAGAAATCACTAGGAACACCGCGAACATGCCGGCACAGAGGAGCATGTCACAGGCGCGGCAAATTATAACTTTTGCGTATCTTTTGGCTATAACGGCATATCTTTTGATAACTTTCGATCTATTTTTGAGAGCCTTCCATGCATACGGCGCATAAAAAATAATATCCTCTACCAGGTTAGACGTGGTATAATAAAGCCAGAGGAATGGCAGCGAAGCATACCTTAGGACTGCCATGGCAAAAGCGGCTATGGCATCCAGGTCGATTGTCAAGACGATGACGTGATTCTTCATAATCGTTTCTCCTTTTTCTTTCTGTGCGCGGCGGGGATATTTATCCCCGCCTTTTTTATTCGCACTCAAATGACCACTTGATAGTGACCCCTCCATTGTTAACGATAACCTTGTCTACCAGCGAATGGATAGCAATCCGGCGCTCCTCAAAGCTGCCTTCCTCCATAAGAGAGGAGAAATCTTTAAGAGACTCCATGACCTCCTCCAAGGGTGGGGCCTTTGGCCTGTCGGCGAGGATCTCCTCGAGCGAGTCCGACAGGGCTGCCTGCTTGTCCTTCAGAGGGGTCAGGCGCTCCTTCACTTCGTCCAGGTCTATGCCGCCGGCCTGATATAGGTCGAGGACACGCTTTATCTGTTTCTCTGTCTGCTCTAGCTCTGCTGAGATGGCCGCCGCTTCCTCGTGGCCGTCGTCGGCCTCCCACTCCTCCAGCATGGCCCGGATGCCCTCCGGGTCCGTCTCGAGCTTCCCCACCTCCTTCATGATGATGCCGTCCAGCTCTTGCTCCAGATACCTTTGCCTGTTCTGGCAGTCGGCCCGGGCGATCATCCTTTTGTTAGACCGGCTCACAGAGTAGCAGACGTATGACCGCTTATAAAACTTTTGCCCCGGCCTCCCCTGCGTCTTGATGCCCAGCCTCGCCCCACAGTCCCCGCAGTAGATGATCCCCGTGAGCAGGCCGGAGCTAGGATAAAAGTTCCGGTTGGTCTTCATGCGGGCGTTGGCCGCCTCCCAGTCCTCCTCTGATACGATGGCCTCATGCCTGCCCGGCATGGCCTGCCCGTGGATCCGCACGCAGCCCTTGTATATCGGGTTGCCAATGATCTGGCCTATCGTGCCGTCTGCTATGACGTGCCCATACTTGGCGTTTATCCTCTTCCAGACAGCCCCCAGGGAGAGGCCCTGGCGGTACAGCTGATATATATCCTTCACAACCACGCTCTCAAACGGATCAGGGGTCAGGACGTTCTTTCCGTCCGGACCCGGGTCCCGCTTATAGCCAAACGGGACCCGGGGGAAGATAAAGCGCCCGCTCTTGACGGCGGCCTCCTTGCCCATCATGGTCCTGGCCTTGATGGTCTCCCGCTCCATCTGCGCAAAGGCCGAGAGCACGCCGACCATGCACCGCCCAATGGGCGTGCCCGTGTCAAAGGACTCCTCCAGAGACTGGAAGGCCACGTCTGCCGGCAGGAAGACGTCCTCCAGGAGCGCCATGGTATCCCGCTGGCTCCTGGAGAGCCGGTCCAGCTTCCAGACGATGACCCGGCGGACCTTACCCTTCTTGACGTCGGATATCACCTCCTGGATGCCGGGGCGGTCCAGGTTCGCCCCGGAGAAGCCGGGGTCGATGGCGGCCCGGTGCACCTGGTAGCCCATCGCCTCACAGAAGGCCCGAAGCTTGCGCTCCTGCTCCACGACGGAGTAGCCCTGCTCTGCCTGCTCTGTCGTGGATACCCGGATGTAGATGTCCACCGGGCAGATCTTCTCATCCATCCGGCCACCCCTTTCCCTTTACCGGGAGGGCTGCCGGGGATATAATGCTTGTGTAAAAAATCATTTTGTTACCTTCCTTTGGGAGGCCGTTCCATGTCGCAACCATGGGGCGGCCTTTTTGCGTTACTGGTCGTCCGTCAGATACCAGGTAAGGCCAAGGCCTGCCCGGAGCTCTTCGAGGGACGACAGTTCCCTCTCTATGAGATGTCTTTGGATACTCTTCTGCCCCGGGTGCTTTTTTCAAATTCCAGGGCCTCCCGGTACGCCTGGAGTTTTTGGTTGATCTCCGGGTCGCCGGTAGCGATGGAATCGGCCGCCCCATCCGGCGGGGGATCCGGCAGGATCTCCGACAGCTTCCCGGCCTGCAGGTCTGCCGCAAAATCGGTAATAAACTCGATCACGGCTTCCTGCTTGTCTTCCGGCAGCAGGACGAACTTCTCCACCAGAAGCCGCACCGGCGGCGTGAGGTGGTACTTCTCGGCCAGCTGGTCCACAAGGGTCTCGGCCTGCGGGACAAACATGTCGCCCTCCCCCGTCCTCAGCCACGCCTCGGATACGCCGTACTCGCGGCAGATCAGGGCGATAACGGAGTCGGCGGGAACGTTGCGTCCTATCTCATACTGCGCAATCGTAGAACGCTTAACGCTGATCCGGTCGGAAAACTCCTGCTGTGTTAAATGCAACATCTGCCGCAACTCTTTGATCCTATCTCCGATTTCTATTTCCCTCACCTCCTTTCCTTCCATATTATACACCGGCTTTTGGCACCGTGCAACAATTTTGTGTTCAAATCACAGATTCCCTATTGACTCTTGGCACCAGATGACATATAATTGTGTCAGAAACACAAACAACCCACCCACACGAAAAGAGGCGCAGTAAGGAACAGCGGAAGGGGCTAAGGCTCCTCCCGCCATCCAGAGAGCGCCCGCCCTGCACCTTGAAAACTAAATAGGGAACGAGAAACAAAGAAACAGGAGGAACGGACATGAAGGAATACAGAGGGAGCTTTGACGGCCTCATCTATGACATGCTGCACAAGCTGGAGGACACCGCAACGGTGCCCTCGATGCACGACGGCTATCCGATGGCGGCCCTGATCCGAGAGTGGAGGGAAGTCAGGGAAGACCTGACCTTCCTTCTCAACGACGGATACCTGAGCCGGGAAGAGTATGAGGACGCTGTGAGCTTCTTGTCCGGAGAGGTCGACACCTACCTCACGACCGCCCAGCTCAAGTTCGAGCTGGAAAACGGAGAGGAAGACGAAGACGAAGACTAAACACCAGAGGGCAGGCGGCGCTGGCCGCCCTGCCCGCACAAAGTGCGAGGAGATGACGATGAGGAAAGATAAGCCGCACGACAGGGACGCAGGGCCGCCCATGCCCCATAAGGCCGAAGGGAAGAACATCACATGCCGGTGGGGCGACCTGGTCAACGGATGCCCGCACCTGGTCATCGCGAAGGAGAAGGGAGCACTGTCCCGGGATGAGATTGAGGACGCCGCCCGGAGGTTCTCCCCCGGCAAGTACCTGCTCATCGTGGACGCCAGGATGGAGGGCATCTTCGACAGGCTCGGCGCCGGCCACTACGGAGACACGGCGCACCTGCTCGACATGGAGCACGTAACCAGCGCCCTGGCAGAGATCTGCTTCAGGGCATACCGAGAGGAGGAGGAGAAGAGGAAATGAAAAGGTACATCATTCCCGCCGCCATCGCCGGCTTGCTGGCCTTCCTGCTGATCATGATGGCCAGGGCGTCCCCGGACGTCTTCGGGGCATCCGGCAGGGGCGGGAGGTGGATCTGATGGGAAGAAAGAAAATGATAGCTGTCATCGGCATGAAGAAGATGCCGCTATGTTGCTCGGATTGCCAGTTCAGGGAGCCGGGCGAAACCTTCGACCTCTGTTTAGCTCAGAGCTACAAGGGTTCGAATGGAGAATGGCAGATGCACGAACTCGGTGTTCTCGGATCGATCAGAACGACACGGCGGGACCCGTCTTGTCCGCTGGTGGCCATCGAGTGCACGGCTGAGGCCTACTGGGTCCAGGAGAGCGACACCGTCGTCATGTGCTCCAGATGCGACAGCGGCTTTCGAGAGGCGCTCATCCACGACGTGGCCGATTATGGCGAAAGAGAGTATCCCATATACTGCCCCAGCTGCGGGGCTTACATGGTTAACTGGGAGACCGGGGAAGACCCGGGGGAGGAAGCCTGATGGCAGCGGACACCTGCAAGAACTGCGTGCACTGCGGCTCGACCTATAAGGGCGGCTGGTGCAGGCTAAAAGGCAAGAGAGTGAAGTTTAACGGCTCCTGCGAGGAGCATGTGAGGAAGACGAGATGAGGACATCATACCTGTTTGACAAGGACGAGTTCCTGAACCGGATCATCGATGCCGTCTACACTGCCGAGAATTACCGGGCCATCAACGCCCTGGCAAAGGCAGAGGACAAACCGGCCAGGATGATCGCCCACGCCATCTGCGGGGCCGTTCGGGCCGACCTGTCGGCATACCTGGATGAGCATCAGAGGGCGAAGCGCACCACGCCGGGAGGTGATCTGACATGAAAGAGCTATACGCCTTCGACCGGGAGACGTGCATCGACCTGATTATCGATACGGTCCACAGCGAACAGATGGAGAAGGTCGCCGAGGACTATGTCGCCGACAAGAGAGACATCCATGTGTTCCTCGGCTACCTCTGCGACAATCTCATGGACGTCTTCAACGACTTCTTGGATGAGCACCAGGAGGCCGTTGAAGACGGCAGGACCGGCAGGACCGTCCTGCCCCCGAAGGTTATCGTCAAGTTCATGGCCGGGGTCTTCGGGGAAAAAACGGCCATGCGCTACTGCCGGATGCGGGCCTTCGAACTCTTGGCATCCAGGGCGGACCGCCCCGGCCGGGAGAGGGCCGCCGAGTTTCTGGACATCGCCGCAAGGCTCAGCGAGGAGGCGGGCAAGCCATGAGAGACGACATGCTGGTCCAGTACAACAAAGTCAAGAAGATGTCGCTGGTCCAGTTCCGGCAGTGGGTGGCCGCCTATGGCAAGGCCTGCTATGAGGACGGGCTTCGCACCGGCGAGGCAGAGGGGAGCTGGTGGAGCGATGAGCAGATCTATCAGATGCTCCGGGGAGAAAAGATCGGGCCCGACCGGGCCAGGCGGATCACGCAGGCGCTGACAGACGGGCCGACGGAGGTGAAAGCATGACACTGAGGAAGGCGTTAAACAACTATGTGGAAAGCACCGACGACATCGCAAAGACCAAGGTCGAGGACGCTCTGAATAGGCTGCAGGCGGCCCTTGTCGGCATGGCTACGGAAGACGCGGAACAGATCGGGAGTTATATCTTCAGCGCGGTCTGTTCCTTGGTGGAGGTCAGGGAGCGGGGCAAGATCATGGAGGACCTGCTGCAGCTCATGACGGAGTGCAGCGACGCAGAGGATTAAGGAGGGGATGCGATGGAGAGACAGGATTTCCCGGTAACGTTTGAGGACATGGTCGAGACCTTCGAAGACCAGAGGGACGTGCAGCTTGCCAGGGCCATGGATTACCTGAAGGATGCCGCCAGGGCTATGGCAGATGTGGAGACAACCCAGGCGGCAGAGCACATCCATAAGGCGGCGGCGTCGGTCACCTGGGTGGCTGCCATGCAGTACGCCATCAGAAACTTGAGGAGCGCCGCCGAAGAGAACGAGGCCGCCGCCCTGGACTGGCGGCGGGAGCTCGAGGCAGCCATTGTGAAGGATGCCCTGGCGGGAGCTCGAGGCAGCCATTGTGAAGGATGCCCTGGCGGATGCCCCGGAGCGGCGGCGACGCCGAAGGGGCCGCCATATCAGAGAGAGGAGGTAAGGCGATGAACAGCAAAACTCTGCAGCAGGAACCGACGAAGCGCCAGGCGATGAACACGGAGCGCATCGTCCTGCAGTTGGCCACGGCCCCGCCGGATCAGATGAACCTGATCGCCATGGTGGCCAACGCGTACCTGGATGGCCTGATCGCAGGCATGGCCCAGGCCGGCGCGGCCAGGGAGGCGGGGATATGACGGGCGGGGACGTGCCGCTCACGATGAGGACGGCAGGGGCTTATACGGCCCTGCTGGTGCACATGTACAAGGCCGGCCGCCTGGACGTGCCGCCGGCCTTCAGAAGGGAAGACCATATTGAAGATGTTACTAGACAAAGGGCAGGTGACCCTGATCGAGGTGCCGCCCTCCAGGGCCGCCCAGCTAAAGAAGGGCGGGCGAATGCAATGGGACAGGAACCGGCAGGCCTTCACGGCCTCGGCGTCGCTGGGGCTCCTGGAGTACCTGGCCGGGATGTTTACCCTTCCCGGGCCTTACATGCAGGTCCTGGAGCGGATGCGCCGGAGCAGGGCCGCAGCTGAGGAGGAGCAGGCCAGGGAGACGCCGGTGGCGCTGGTGCATTATCCGGTTAAGCGGACGTTATACGCGCACCAGGTGCGGGCGGCCAACATGGCCCTGCTGGATTTCGGGATAGTGGAACCAGGAGAGGGAGGCGGCGATGGAAACAGGGAATAGCATCCACAACGCGGCGGGCTATGTCGAGACCTGCCTGGGATGGCTGGAGGACGAGGGTTTGGACTCGGGGGCTTTTGAGACCCTGATCGACGCGGCCGGGGAGTACCTGGCTTTCCTGGACGAGACACAGGGCGAGATGGCTGACGCCGCGGATTATCTGGCCAAAGCCTGCCTGGCCCTGGATGGCCCGGCGGCCGATCTGGCCAAGGTGCGGGGATGGATAGAGGACGCCATGGGAGCCATTGATGCGGTCCGGGAAGAGATCAGGAAGGTGGCTCCATGATCGGGGACGTGTCCGCTGGTTTTGGACTGTTAATGGAAATGGGATGCGGCAAAAGCCTGACCGCCATCGCCATCATGGGCGCGGCCTATGAGCGAGGAGCCATAAAGCGGGTCCTGATCGTGGCCCCGGCGTCCGTCGTGAGCGTCTGGCCCAGAGAGCTGGAGGAATCGGCGGCTTTCCCTTACAAGGCGGCGGCGCTGACCGGCACCAAGGCAAAACGGTTAAAAGCCCTCCAGGCGCTCCAGGACAGCCAGAGCGGCGCTTTGAAGGTGGCGGCCATCAATTATGAGGCCACGTGGCGGGACGGCCTCCTGGAGGCTCTCCTGGCCTACGACGCGGACCTCATCGTGGCGGATGAGAGCCAGCGCATCAAAGACCACGCGGCCAAATCATCCAAGGCCATGCATGAGCTGGGGGAGCGGGCGCGTTACCGCCTGATCCTGACCGGGACACCGGTCCAGAACAACGCGGTAGACGTTTTTAGCCAGTACAAGTTTCTGGATAGCTCTATCTTCGGGAACAGCTTTTACAGCTTCCGAGGGGCCTATTGCAAGATGGGCGGCTTTGAACGGCGGCAGGTGGTGGGATACCGGGACCTGGACGGCCTGATAAGCAAGGTCCATTCCATCGCCTACCGCGTGACCAAGGCCGAGGCGCTGGACCTGCCAGAGCAGACATTCGAGACCCGGGTCATCCCCATGGAGAAGGCCGACCGGCGCGTCTATGACGACTTGCGACGGGAGGGCTACGCGGAGCTTGAAGAGCTGGGGGCAAGCATCACCGCCGCCACTGTCCTGACAAAGCTCCTGAGGCTCCAGCAGTTTACCGGCGGCTTCCTGCAACCGGATGACGGCAGCAAGCCTGTCTTTAAGTTTGACGGGAAGCTCCAGGCGCTCCGGGATATCCTGACCGACTACGTTCTCGGGGAGCAGAAGAAGATCGTCATCTTCTGCCGGTTCCGGGCGGAGCTCCAGAAGATAGGCGAGCTCCTGGATGAGCTCCGCATCGGGTACGGATGTATCTATGGCGATGTGAAGATCACCGACCGGGGCGACGTCGTGAAGAGCTTCCAGACGGATCCGGCCGTGATGGCCTGCCTGGCCCAGATCGACTCTGCCGGCCTGGGCCTCACGCTCACGGCGGCGGACACCTGCGTCTACTACAGCCTTACGTTTAACTATGGGACTTACACCCAGAGCCTGGCCCGTATCCATAGGATAGGCCAGGTCAACCGGTGCACATACATCCACCTGCTGGCAGAGGACACCATCGACCAGAAGATCATGACGGCCCTGTCAGCGAAAGAAGAGCTAGCCCACACGATTGTCGATGATTGGAGGAAATACTTTGAGTGAGAAGCTGAGCGTCCAGGAGCTGGGAGAGCTCCTGGAGAAGTACAAGGGTCTGAAGGCTGAGACCGATCAGGCCGAGGAAGACCTGAAGAGCCTGAAAGCGGCAGCAGAGGATGCGAAGAAGACCCTGCTGGATGCCATGATCCTGTCGGAGACCCCGGTCTTCGTGCATGGGGAGCGGTGCATCAGCGCCGCCTATAAGTGCAAGTATCAGAAGGGCAAAGGCGTATCCGATGAGGACCTGTTCGAGGCGCTGCGGGCCGCCGGGATGGGCGACATTATCCAGGTCAAGGAGTCCGTGTCTGCCGCCACCCTGTCCGCAGCGGTGGCCGAAGCGGCCGAGCTTAACGCCGATGAGGAGGGCGTGGCCCAGGTGCCGGATGCGCTGGCGCCGGTCATCCGCAAGTGGGAGTATTTCGACCTATCAGATACCAAGGCCACCAAGGCGCAGCTGAAGGCCATGGCTGCCATGCAGGCGGCCAACGCATGAGAGGAGGAAAGACAATGGCAGATACGAAAGCCCTGGTGCCGGCAAACGAGGCACCCGTGTTTAACCTGGCCGCGATCGACGCGGACCTGGGCGGCACAATCGCCGAGGAGATGGACGGCCTGGGGAGCGTCCCCTTTGAGATCATCAAGGTCCCGGGAGGCGGCCATATCGCCTTTGAGGTGGCCGGGGACGATGAGAATAACCCGGACGTGGTCAAGGAGCTGGTGGGCATCATCGTGCACCAGCACGCCGTAAACGCCTATTGGGAAGACGACGCCGGCAGCAAGGACGGCGACAAGCGCAACGCTCCCACATGCTCCTCGCTGGATGGGCACACGGGCTATGTGCCGGCCGAGGGCGTATACCGGCAGTGCGGCGAATGCCCCTATAACAAGTTCGGTACCGCCGGCAGGGGGAAGGCCTGTAAGAACATGCGCCGGCTGTACTTTCTGATGGAAGGGCGGGCGATGCCGGTTATCATCCAGATCCCGCCCACCAGTCTGAAGGCATTCAAGGACTACGTGGGGATGTGGATCGCCAGGAAGCAGATCCCGCCCTATGCCCACGTCACCAGGCTGACTTTGAAGAAGGAAACCAGCCCCGAGGGAAAGGACTACTCGAAGGTCATCTTCTCCCATGTTTCCACATTGTCCACCGAGGATGTGGAAAAGGTGCTGGTCATCAAGCGCATGTGCAGCGAGAGGACGCAGGAGACCAGGGCCGAGGCAGCCGCCCCGGTTCCAGCGGATGCGCCGGTACCGAAGGCGGCCCCGCCGATCATCACCGACCCCGAGGGGTTCATGGAGATCCCGGACACGGACATGGAGGAGCTCCCATTCAACTGACCGCCATAAGGGAGGGCTACCCCCCCCCACCGCACATAGATAGGAGAGGGGAAAATGGCGGATGGATATAACAAAGTCAACATAGATGAGGTCGTCGACTACAGGGCCGAATACTCGGCCGTCATAAAGCGGGCACAGATCGCGGGGGACCACCTGGTGGGCCTGTGCCCGTTCCACCCCGATAAGCAGGACAGCTTTTCCGCCGACCTGAAGACGGGGAAGTGGACATGCTTCGCCGAGGGCACCAGCGGAAACTTCACAACCTTCTATGCCAGCCTGCACGGGCTCAGCACCAAGGACGCCTTTAACCGGGACGGGATCAGCTACGTGAAGATGCCCTACTTCCTCGAGGACGGGGCGGCCTACACTTACCGAAAACGCTATGCAAAAAAGGCTTTCCGGTGGGGGTACGGGTCGGCGGGGAAGATCACCCTATACGGGGACTGGCGATACCCTGACATAAGGAAGGCGGGTTACGTCGTCCTGGTAGAGGGGGAGAGCGACACGCAGACGCTCTGGCACCTCGGCCTCCCCGCCCTGGGATCGCCGGGGGCTTCAAATTTCAAGCCGGAGTTCGCAAAGAAGCTCTGTGACCTTGGCAAGGTGTATATCCATGTCGAGCCGGATCAGGGCGGCCAGACCTTCTTCGAGAAGGTTCACAAGGGGCTCAAGACGGCAGGGTATGGCGGGCAGGTCTTCCGACTGTCCTGCAGCACCTTCGGCGCGAAAGACCCCTCCGAGCTTTTCCTGAGGCGGGGCAAGGAGGAGGCGGCCCGCCTTATCATGGGGGCCGTGAAGTCGGCCGAGGAGATCGACCTGGAGGCCAAGGCGGCCCCGGCGGGCCTCGAAGGAGCGCCGGTACAGCTGAGGCAGGCAGACGGGTGGATCTTCGCCAACGAGGGCATTTTTCAGATCAACAAGTGCCTCATGGAGCTCGGGTGCACCGTCACCTCGGAAAATGCCCGGCAGGTGGTCGGGTATCTCGGGGAGCTGGAGGCCGAGAACATGGACCTGATCCCGAGGACGGCGTCTGTGTCGTCTCTCGGGTGGATTGGAAAGGACAGGTTCCTGCCCGGCCACGGGAACGGGATTGTCCTGGATGCCGACCCGTCCATGGCCAGATGGGCGACCGGGTATCATACGGCCGGCACGTTCGAGGGTTGGAAGACAGCAATCGGCGGGCAGAGGGACAAGTATAAATTCCGGTTCATTCTGGCGGCCAGCTTCGCCGCTCCCCTGCTCAAGATCGTGGGACAAAGGATATTCATGGTCTACAACTGGGGCGGGGCCAAGACCGGCAAGACGGCGGCTTTAAAGGCCGCCCTGTCGGTCTGGGGGGACTGGGAGAAAATCCTGGCGACTTTCAACGCCACCACCGTGGCCATCGAGAGGATGGCGGGATTTTACCGGGACCTGCCGATGGGGATCGATGAGCGCCAGCTGGCCGACAAGGACCAGCAAAGCCTCGAAAAGATGGTCTATATGATCGCTTCAGGGTCCGGGCGGCTTCGCGGCACAAAGACCGGCGGCCTTCAGGCGCTGACATCCTGGCAGACCATCGCCCTGAGCACCGGGGAGGAGCCGCTGGCCACCAACACGTCCCAGGCGGGGGTATCCGCCCGGACGATAGAGCTGTATAACGGTCCCTTCGATCGCGAGGAGGACGGCATGGCCATGCACAGGGCCGCCTCGGCGGACTACGGCCACGCCGGGCCGTTGTTCATTTCCTGGGTGCTCCACACAGACGAGGGCGACATCCGGGCCGCCCATGCCCGCATGATAGAGGAGGTCCGGAAGCTGGGGCCCGACCTGGCTATGGCGCACGTCACCGAGATAGCCGTGGTCGCCCTGGCCGATGCCCTGGTGGACATGTGGGTCTTCGGGGACAACGCCCCGCCGGAGCCGGCAGACGGCAAGATCCCGCTTCAGATCCCGGACGCATCATGGAACCATGCGGTCCAGATGGCCGCATCCGTTGCGGCAGAGCAGCAGAGCTCCGGCGTGGACGACGTCAATGAGAATGCGAAGCAGTACATCGTGGACTGGATCCTATCCAACAAGGCAAGCTTCGGTGGCGATGCGTTCGGCCAGCGCCTGGGGGAACTGGAAGGCGGGAAAGCCTACATCTTCCCTTCTCTTCTGACGCAGGCGCTCGAAAAGGGCGGCTACTCGTATAGGAAGACCATCCGATACCTGGCCGAGGTCGGCCTGGTCGCCTATACCGTCGAGGCGTCCGGCAAGACCGTCTATAGCGTCGTTAAAAGGATAGCCGGGAAGTCCTGTCGGGTGGTCGCCTTTGACCTGGACGTGGCAGCAGGCGGGCCGCAAGAAGAGAAACAGAAGGTCCAGGAGTCTGAATGGGAACCGGCTCCTCCGGGCGTTCCGTTCGATGACGGAGGCGGCGATGGAGAACAGACGGAACTGCCCTTCTGAAGGTTACACCTAAAAATTAGGTGTAACCTTAGGTGTAACTTAGGTGTAACCCTAAAAACCCAATAACCGCAGTGCTTAGAGGGGTATGGTTACACCTGTTACACCTAATTTCGGATATATAAACTATATATAGAGAAGTTGTTTGCAGACCTACCCCACAATGCAAACAACTTCTCTATATAGGGGTTTATCTCCAGAATTAGGTGTAACCGTGTAACCGACCCCGGAACCCCTACAGCCATGGGCTTTTCGGGCTTCAAAAAAGTTACACCTAAAGGTGTAACCGGCCCAGATGGGGAGGTGGGACACCCCAAATGTTGTACAAATATCTGTGCAAGACTTTGAAAAGACCATTTTATTGGACATGCAAAGTTTGCAAGTTTGCATGGTTTTTCGAGGGCAAAATGGAGGGAAAAGCAAAGATGATCGTGAAAAGCGAGGGGAGATACAAAACAATCGTAGCAGATGGCGAAGCAGATGCGGCGGAGCTCAGCACGCTTCTGGTGGAGTCGGCCACCTATGAGGTCCAGATGATCCAGGCCGCCCTCTCGGAGATGGGGACGGGCCAGAAGCCGGTGGGCCGCCACACCCTCCTCGGCATCCAGCCATGGCTCGACAGACTGGACCACACCGTGGACCTGCTCTTTAAGGTTTTGGAGTGACCGACATGAATTTCGGGAAGATATATGTGGCGGATATCGCAAACGGGCCGGGATGCCGGACCAGCCTCTTCGTTTCAGGCTGCCGGCGGCACTGCCCCGGATGCTTTAACCGGGAGACATGGGACTTTGGCTTCGGCAGGCCGTACACGCTGCGGACGGAGGACGGCATCATCGATACGCTGGAGGCCGAGGGGAACGACGGCCTGACCATCCTGGGCGGTGAACCGATGGAACCGGAGAACCAGGAGGCCCTGTTCCCGCTCATCTTCAGAGCCCGGGTGCTCGGCAAGAGCATATGGGTCTATAGCGGCTTCACACTCGAGGAGCTGCTGGACTTCGAGGACGCGAGATGCCACGGGCCGATGACATCCACGATCTTGTGCGCTATCGACGTGCTCGTGGATGGCCCGTTTATAGAAGAGCAAAGAGACATCTCGCTCAGGTTCAGAGGGTCAAGGAACCAGCGGATCCTCGACGCGAGGAGGAGCCTGGAGGCGATGGAGCCGGTGTTATGGGAGGAGAAAAGAGAGAATGGCTAAGAAGATCGTTAACTGCAAATACTGCCAGGCAGAGATCATTTTTGTCAAGACGTCGGAGGGGAAGGCGCTCCCCTGCGATCCCAGCCTACTGCCATACAAGGCGGGCGGCTATGAGCGGCTCCTCACGGAGGACGGGGAGATGGTCAAGGGTTATCTGCACTATGCCGCTTCGGAGGAGCCGGACGGGATGGCCTACCGGCTCCACTTTGCGACCTGCCCGCATGAGCGGGAGCGCAAGAGGGAGCAGAGGGCGCAGCGATGAGCGAGAAGGATCTGGAGGTGCTCTTTCAGAAACTGAGGGCGAACCGGGAGAAGGTCCCCGCCGAGCTGCTGCGGACGAAGTACGCCGCCCCCTATGGGAGGTTAAAGAGCCAGATAAGCCAGGCCTTGAAGGAGGAAGCGGTCAGGGTACCGGATGGTCTGCGGCCCGTGGGGCCGCTGCCGTCCTGGTTCCCGGAGGAGATCGCCGGAGTATTTGCCAGGGCATTGGATGGAGCCGGCACGCTGCCGAGGCTCCGGAGGGCGGTATACAGGCATTATGATGCGGCCGAGGCGATGGCGATCGCCAGGGAGGGCAACACGGCCTTCCTGGCCGCCCTGGCCGGGTACGCCGAGAAATGCGCTTGCCTGGTGCTCGATCTGAGAGAGCCGGACAAGCTGAAGATATACAACTACTATCTGGGGATGTATTGGGACGAGGATGCCGGGGCATGGAGAAGGCCCGGCAAAGATGAGGCCGTGCCGGATGGCGGCAGGCTGTGGGAGGAGAAGAGGAGATGAAGATGATCATCATGGCTGTTTTGATGGGGCTTGTATCGGGAGCTATCGTGAGCTTTACCACCACGGTGTTTACCCTCAGGTATTGGGCGGTCCAGGAAGAGCGCCGGCGCAAGGCGGCCAGGAAGGCCAGGCTCTCCAGGATGGCCGAAGAAGAGACCCGGGAAGAGCGCCGGCGTAGGGATGTCTTTTATACGCTTCAGAGGAGCCCGGAGCAGCCCTCCGAGTCTAACATCACACTTTTCCCCACCGAGAGGGCGAGGAGCGGGAAGGGGCGCATCCGGGGCGCTTACAAGGGGCCAGACGGAGCGGTCACGTTCGTGGGTATGGAAGGGGCGGGAGCGGATGTCTAAGCTCAGGTACGGAACAAAGCAGGAGGCCATCAGGGCGCTGGTGGCCGACGCCTCCCTTCCGGAGGTGACGACCAGGGAACAGGCAGAACAGTATCTGCAGGCGCACATCCCCCCGGAGAAGATATGGCAGACCCGGATCAGAGAGAAGATCAAGGAGATGTTCCCCAGCTGCTTCGTGTGGAAGGCGGCCCAGGGGAGCTATTCACAAGGCGGGCTCCCGGACTTGTGCGCTGTCATCGGTGGCCGGTTTTTCGGGTTCGAGATCAAGCGCCCATATTTCGGCCGGCCGACGAAGCTCCAACTAAAGACCATCAAGGACATACAGGCGGCAGGCGGCCAGGCTTATGTGGTCTGCTGGCCGGAGGAGGTGGAGGAGATCCTCCGGCCAATATGGGAGGAGGCACGAAGGGATGGCAAAGCGTGACCAGATCGTATTGAAGCTTTTCAGGGGCGGCCCCCAAAGCCTGACAGATGCCGAGTGCGTGTCCCTCATCGGCGACCTGCTGATGGCAATGGCCCACCGAGGGGAGCGCATCCGGGACTATGACTACAAGGACCGGAACCTCTACGGCGTGAGGAAGATAAAGGGCCGCTATTATTTCTTGGCTGCCCAGGATGCGGGAGAGGAGGACGGCGGCGATGGCGGCACGCTCTGACTTTCAGGCGTTAAAGACCTATCTCTCCAGATACGGAGAAGCGCAGAAACAGGAGAAGCGGCTGGCCGACAGACTGGACAGGCTGGACAAAGACCTGGGCAGGCATGGGGCCCCGGACCCCCAACCCGGGGTAACGCTCCGGGAAACAGTTCAGGATTTTTCCGGCACCCCCTCCCCTATCCAGGGAACAGGGCCAGGAAATCCAGAAGGCAAAAACCAAAACCCCGGCATCGGAGCGAAGGCAAACGCTCCGGATGCGAGGGGCGAGCGCTTACCAGCTGAAGGCGGGGGCTTCCCTTCAGACCCCGTACCCGGAGCCGATGAAACGCTCCGGGATTTAGGAACGGGATTCCCTGACCCCGGGGAGGAGCCAGGAAAAACAGGGGCGGGTATCCGGGCTCGGGACATCGGTTCGGGATATCCGGAGGGCATCCGGCAGAACAGAGGACAGACCCCGGCACCGCATGGCCCAGGACCTGAAGATATCAGGGATCAGGGGTCTGATTTAAACAGGCACCCCCTCCCACCTGGGGGCGATCGCTCCGGGAATTTTTGGCGGGTGGAAAGAAGGGCTCAATGCGCAAAGGCTCTAGCGGATCAGAGGGCCGCCACTGCCTCGGCCAGGGATGGCCTGGTCAGGGCGCTGTGCTTGCTGCCACCTGACAGTGAGAGGCGGTATGTGCTAGAGCTCAGATATCTGGATTCATTGTCGTGGGGGATGGTGGCTGAGGTGGCGCACATGTCCAGGTCGTCGTGCTTTAGCAAGGCGTCGGCAGGGATCAGAGAACTGCTAGAATATAGCGAGGTACAGGAGATGATCAGGGGCCAGTGATGGCCCTTGGTCTTTTTTTATTTGCCTTCCTGAAAGTGTGGACTCACTTGGACTCTTTTGGACTGTATATTAGTTAGTGTATCAGACAGGTGCTCTACGGCATAGGCGCTGTCTGTTACTGTTCCTCGCACGCTGAGCAGCTGCTTTGCGTGGGCCTGGGTCTGTGCGCCGGCGGGCGGGCTTATCCAGGCGCTGCCGTTGCAGCTGCTTATGCTGCAGCATGGCGAGCTAGTCCAAGCTTCCCTGCCGCGAGGAGCGGATGATACGAGAGGCCAGAGGGGGAAGGGCAGGGACCAGCGGATAGGCAGCCTTCCCTGCTGCGAGGAGCGGATGATACGAGAGGCCAGAGGGGGAAGGGCAGGGGCCAGCGGATAGGCAGTCTTCACTGCCACATGGTGGCTCATGCTCTGAACAGCAGAAGACCGGCAGGGCCGGCCATCTCCCCGTGCATGGTACCCATGGCCCCTGCCGCCTA